ATGGCTTCGATCCTCAAGATCGGCGACCGCTGGCGGGCTCAAGTCCGCCGGCGGGGACAGAGTATATCAAAGACGTTTCGAACCAAGGGCGCGGCTGAAGCATGGGCACGTGAGATCGAGGGTGGTATCGACAAAGGTCAGGCCGCCGTCGACGAGCAGACGATCACGGTCGGTGACCTGGTGCGCCTGTATCGAAACGCTCGGAATGATTCCGGTCGGCCGGTCGCCGAGAAGTCGAATGAAGACTACATGCTCAAGCGGCTGGAAAGTCACTTTGATGATGAAGTGGCGGCGAAGCTGTCGACCAAACGACTGGTGAAGTTCGCTCAGGAGCGAAAGAAAGAGGGGGCTGGGCAGTACACGATCGACATGGACATATCCAAGCTCGGGACCGTGTACAAACACATGGCGTCGCTACTCGATCTGCGATTGCCGCATGCACCGAACATCGCGCGGCCGACGCTCGATCACCTGCAGCTCATCGGTCCGGGCAAGCATCGCGACCGCCGGCCGACGCGTGACGAGATCGTGAAGATCTTCGAGTGGTTCGCGGAGCATCCAGAGCGTGAGCAAGCGGTGCCAGACGTAATCCGCGTTGCGATGAAAAGCGCGTTCCGTCGCGGCGAGCTGTTCCGGCTTACATGGTCGGATCTCGACGTTGAGCGCCGGCTCGCGCTCGTACGCGACCGGAAGCATCCGCGCCAGAAGAAGGGAAATGACGAGTGGGTGCCGTTGATCGGCGATTCGCTCGAAGTGCTGTTGCGTCAGCCGAGATATCCGGTGCCGCCCGAATACGAGGTGAAACGCAGGGCCGACTCATCGATTGAGCCGCATCCGAACGAATTCATATTTCGATTCAGCAAAAGCACGGCAAGCAAGTATTTCAAGTTGGCGTGCGACAAACAAGGCATCGCCGATCTGCGCTTGCATGACCTTCGCCATGAAGCGACAAGCGCGCTTTTCGAGGGCGGATGGGATATTCCGGAGGTCGCCGCAGTGACCGGCCACAAGGACTGGCGCAACCTCAAGCGCTATACGAATTTGAGGCCGGATTAAGTCGCAAAGAAGGGGCAAATCCTCCGCGTCGATAACGACAATAGTGCGGTGCTAACAGGGGAGATCGATGATGAGTGAGGTCATCCAGAGTTTGCAAGTGTCGGAGAAAGCGAAGGAGCAGTCTTCTCTTGAGCGTATGTCAAGCATCATGACGCTGCTGGCGATGCTCGTACTCCCATGTTCGGTGGTATTCGATTGGGCGTACTTTTCTCGACTTGGATTGAATATGTCGCAAGTTCCGACCTCGCTGAGTGATCACGCGAGATCTGTCGTCATATGGGCGCCAGCCTTAGGATTCGTCATGTTGGGGGCGCTAATGCAGCATCTGGTCACGCGCCGTCTCGACGGTTGGCGTGACCCGGCTGAGTCGAGGCGAAGAGATTTCGAGGCGGCAAAGAATTCGAACGTCGTCTGGCGATGGATCACTTTCTGGGTGCATACGCCGGGAATATACGTGATCACAATGACGGTGATCGGCGTTGCTAGCTTTGTCTGGTTGGGAAGTCAATACTTCGGCGGAATGTTGGTATTCCTGAGTCTTTCATGGGTTGCGTTCGCCTTTAAGTTATTGCCAAGCGACGGAGCGGCATGGGTGGAAAAGTACGGTTGGGTACTTGTCATCTCCCCGCTTGTTGTGGCGTTGTCGTTTGTTGTGGGAGACAGTAGAGCGATCGAGAATCTAAAAGAGAAACCGTCTGCAACGATCGTGCTGTCGAATAAAGACGTGCTGCCGAAGCTCGTTATTCTGCGATACCTTGATCGTGGTGTACTAGTGAAGAAGTTGGACGGTCACTTGATGTTCGTGCAGTGGACTGCCATTGCCCAGGTCGACGACGCGAGAGCTCGGTCCCCTTTCGAGGGAGTGCGATGCAAGTGGTTCGGCAAGTGTGATGAAGTCAAGTATCTTCTCTACCAGTCGGGACAATAAGGCACAGGTTTGACGCTGGCACGGAATTCTGCGCGCCAGCGTCGAACATAGGTCATGCTGCTTTGAGGCGAGCTTGCGCCGACATTGAATCCAAATAGTCGGCTACTGCATCGTACGGTGCAAAGCGAGCACCTCCCTCTTTGTATGTCGCGATCGGAAACGTCTCGGCGCTGATCTGGTTGCGAATGGTTCCCTCTGACATGAGCAATAACTGTGCGAGCTGCGCGAGCGTCATGCGAGGGCCGTACTTTTCAAGAATATAGGCGCGGGTCAGCAGGCTCATTGCGTCACCTCTCCATCATGCGCGGCACGTGCCTTCGCGCGCATCGCGTTGAGGTCGACTTCGGCGACATCTGCCCATCGGTCGCCGTGATCTAGAACGAGCTTTACGAGCCAATGCAGGACGTGTGCTTGTTCGTCTTCTGAGCGCGAATCGATGTCGTCCCCGCTATCACGCATCAGATGTGCATACGGTGCGCAACGGAAGTTCGGGAAGCCGAGCACGTGGCGCAGCGTATCGGTTAAGTCGTCGGGATACGCGCGCGGAGCCGCCGTTATCATGGCTGCCGGCGCTGCCGTGATCGTCCCGTCTTCGGGAATCTCTTCGTGCAGGCCGACGACGATCTGCATCGCAGCGACTACCGGGAATTCCTCTTCGATTTCGTCCTGAGTCATGCCTTCGAGCATCGGGTTGGTATCGCCCAGATGGGTATCGAGAAAATCCATCACGCGGCGAAGCTGCGCCTTGAGGTGCGTCGGCGCTGCTGCGGGCTGCTCGACAGGGTCCAACCCATGACGCGCAATCAGTTCGGCCGACAACACGGGGAAGTCGGGAGCGCATGCGCGCGCGTAAGCCCGAAGTGCCGCTCGTGCAAAGCTGTCGTGGTTCAGGTCGAGCACGAAATATTCGCAATCGTGGTGCTTGCCGCCGGGTTGGTCGCTGCCGTCGACGCGGCGCACATCGAACTTGCGATACAGGCCCTGCTCGGCCTTCGTCTTGCTCGGGTCGCGTTCTGCCAGTGCCTCAGCGCTGCTCGTATGGTTGGTCGTCATTGTTGGTCTCCGGAGGTGGTTGTGGGCAGCGCGCGGCAGAGTTGCATGAGGCCGGTTTCCAGCGTGATGCCGGCGGTTGCCGCCCAGGTGCGCGCATCCTGGGCGGCCTTGTGGCGAGCGAATGAACCGATCTCGTCGGCCATCAGGTCCAGTAGCTCGATGTCGGCCGCGTGCGAGATCTCGGTGATCAGGGAGCGGATCTGGATGCGGAGGGCGTCGAGCCGTGCGAGCCTGCCTTGGTGGATTTCCGCCAAGGCTTCGTCCTTCTGGATTGCTTTTGCGGGCCTCGGCCCGCCGCAGTCCGCCTGCATCGAAGTACCGTTGACGCTCGCCAGTGCGATAGCCGGGCGCTTCTTAGCGTGTTCCCGCTTTCGCGGCAGCGGACGTGGGGTAGAAAGGGCCGGGCGCGAGGTCATTGGGCTGCCTCCTGCGCCATTTCGGGCGTCCAGTCCGGGTCGGGCATCGAATAGAGGCTGTCGAGCCAAGTGAGCACGCTCGCTGTCTCCTTGGCCTTCGGCATGGTGGGGCTGGTCTCGATGCAACGAGCGAGGCGACGTGCGGCTGCACGAATAGCCTGCACGCGCGTCGGATAGGTCGGCTCTCCCTCTTGGTGCCAGCATGGCGATGCGCCGCCGGCCATCCCGATCGTGTAGTCCATTCCGCAGACCCACTTTCCTTCAGCAATCAACGCGACGCGTATCTCCGCCGGGCTGCGGCCAGTCTTCTTCTGCTTCGGTGCGGAGATCACGTCCGTGGGTGTATAGACCCCATGCTCGTTTGCCGTCGCGATCGAATACGTCGTGCGTGCGGGCGGCGCATCCAGCAGATCCGTGAGTGGCATCAGTGCGGTGTGGACAGCATTGATGGTGCCCGGAGAGAGCTTTCCGAACACCGGGTCGTGCAGCACGGCCTGCAGCGCCTGCAAAAGTTGCTTTGACTGCTTCTCGCTGATCTTGGTGGGCGCAGCCGCAGTCGGGCCGGTATGTGCCTGTGCTGGCGCCTGTGCCTCGACAGGGGCGTCCGCGGCCGTCGACCGTGCGGGTGGTGCGTCGAGGTGTTTCTTCGTCACGCGGGCCTTGCCGGATGCAGCGGCCTTCGCCGCGCCTTTCTGCAGCCGGTCGAGTGCCTTGTCTGCCCCGTGTTCGCGGATCTGCTCAATCGCGAGCGTGCCGGCGACTGCGCCGTCGCGAACCATCTGATGCAGTTCGACGGGGGCGCGTTCGAGCAGGCCGACGTCGCGGATCGTCTGGTCCGTGACGTTCAGGCGTTTGCAGATCGCTGCAAGGGTCATGCCGTGAATGTCGCGCAGCTCGGCGACGGCCGCAGCCAAATCAAGGGGCGACGAATGCTTGCTGTCGTTGCTGAGATAGCCGTCGATCACCATGTCAGCACGGTTGACGGTTTTGGCGTCGCGGACGACGACGGGGATCTTGCCGACGTCCTTGCCGGCTTCGATTGCCTTGCCGGCTGCGAGATAGCGGTGCTGCCCCTTGTACACGTAAAGCAGATCCTTCCCGTTGACCTTTCGCGCGTAGCAATGGAGCGGCGACCCCTTGTCGTACCCGTTCTCGATGATAAGGGTAGCGAGGTGCGTCACCCATTTGGGGTCGACCGGTCGGATGTTGTCGGCCGGGTCATAGTGGAGTTGGCCATAGGGGACCATCCACAGGTCCGCCGACGTCGCGCCGGCTGCGGCTGCTGCGGCCTTGATGTTCCCGGTCGGAATCGGTGCGGTCAGATCGAGAGGTTGGGTGCGGTCGTCCATCATGCGATCCTCCGGCGTTGAACGAGCTGTTCGAGGCGTGCGACTTCGAGGTCGATGCTCTGACGGAACAGGCGCAGATAGCGCAACGCCTGCGCGGCGGAATCTTGCAGAGAGTCGGCCGTGATCTCGAGCGGGTACAGGTGCGGGAACGAGACGGCGACGTGGCTCCCTTGGTTGCGCGTGACGATCGGATGGAACGCGGGCCGAGTGTGCATCGAGCCGGCGGTGACTGCCGCGTATGCCGCCCGTCGGGGCTTGAACGTGTCGTCGGGGGCGCTGGCGTACGTGCCGTCCGCTTGCTTGCACGGGATCGGAAGCGGCGGTGCAGCATCAGATCCGGCCAGCCAGTAGACGAAGCGCAGATCGTGAGGGCGCGGCTGGCGACGAAGCAGTCCGCCGCGAGCGAGCTTGTCGATGTGCTGTGCCGCGACGCTCGCCATATCCGGGAAGTGCGTTCTGCAGACCTCGTCGGACGTCATCGCGCGCGTTAGACGGCGGAACACGTCGAGGATGCGAATGGTGAGGTCTGCGCGTTGACCTGCCGTCAGGTCAACGAACGGATTGAGCGGCTGTGCTGCATGTGCCGGTGCTGACGTCATGCTGCCTCCCGGATCGTAAATGCGCGCGGCTTACGCGGTTTCTTCGCCTTGGCGATCGCAGCGGATGCTGCGACGCCTGCTGCGCGTTTCGCGTCGCGCAGGCGCTTGATGGCGGTGGCGCAGTCGGCCTCGCTCGGGATCGAGATCTGCGTGCCGGCGATCTCGGCCCCGTCGAGGATCATGTAAAGCGTGTGCAGGCTGTCAGGAAGGGGGCGTCGAGCGACGACGTACTTGCCGACGAGAATCGGCGTTGTCGGGCGCTTTGCGTTCCGGTCGTAACGAACGACGGTTCGCAGGGACAGTGTGTCGCGACGCTCGACGTCGAAAAGAGGCTTGGCTTTGACTTTGATTCGCGGCATGGCGGGTCTCCATGACGCCGGGGCCGCTTGCCCCGGCAGGGTCGGGGCGGTTTAGATGGTGACTCGGTAGGCGGTCGGCGGCTCGTTGGTCGGGCCGTCTTGGAACACGTTTACGGCGATGAACAGCAGGGCCGCGATGAGGGTCCAGCGGAAGATCGCAGACTTCTCAAAGTTGCTTTGGCGGGCCGGCTCGGACGGCGTGACACGGGGTGCTTGTTCGTCGCGGAGCCAGTCCTGACGGGCTTCCGTGTGCAGATCGGTCGATTTCATGGCGGTTCTCCAGTTGGGCGTCAGGGGGACGCGGCTGGAGGAATTAAACATCATGTTTATTGAAAATGCAAACACCATGTTTAATCCGCGCACGCGCGAATACCTACCCGCCGTCCCGTTGGTGTCAGGTTTGGCAGGCTAGGCTGTTGCGTCTAGGTAGGAGTCGAGAGCGAGTGCAGAGAGGTCTTGGCACCACGATAGGACGGCGAGGAGGTGCGTCGTATCTAGGCGAGGGCGCGCGGCAACAATTCTGCCGGACCGCGTGATAGAAAACCGTATGTCTGTGACGAGTTCGGAGTCGTCAAGATGTGGCTCAACATGTCGAGGGCGGCTCGCCCGATAAGTTGTCAAATCAACGACGTTACCGCGTCGATCCCCGTTTTTGTACTTCATTGTGCGATTGGCCCTCGGGCATCACGGCTGCGCGGATTGCGGAGCGTGAGCGTTTTGCAAACGCCGCCGCAGTCGAGCTACTTGTGCCGGCCTCAAGCATGCCCTCGAGCGCCTGCATAAGTTGGGGCGTAACGAGTCCATGCTTAACCGCCTTGGTCAGAGCGGCCACGAACGTCTTTGCGCGTTCGTTTATGTCGGGGGTGAGCTCCGGCAGCGGCCTCGATTGCTGACGGTCTTCCTGGTCATCGCTAATCTTACCGCTGCGTAATGTTCCTTTCAGTGACCCGGCGTCTGCCATGTCGCCGACGCCGGATTTTAGCCATTCGGCTCGGCAGCCGATTGCCGCAGCTGCCTTGATGATGCCGGCCGCGGACATGCCTCGTCGCTCCCAGTTGTTGAGGAGCTGGGGCGATTCATTTAGTAGGCGCGCGACATTTGCTGGACCCTCGACGTCCCGAAGTTCCTTGGCGGCATCGTACAGGCGCTGTGTTGTTTCATGGATGGCTCGCATAGAGCCAATGGTCGGCGATGTAAACGCCTTGTTGTTAAACGCCGCGTTTGCAATGTTAATAAACATGGTGTTTAATGTCGCCCTATGGACAAATCAGCGCATATCCAATCGGATCGGCAGGTAATTGAACGGCTCGGAGGACCGGCTAAGGTCGCCGAGTTGCTCGGTTACGAAAAGAGCCACGGCGGCACTCAGCGCGTTTGCAATTGGCTCGCGCGGGGCATTCCTGCTGCTGTGAAGGTGGAGAGGCCGGATCTGTTCATGCCGAATTTCTTCACGGCGAATCGGGCCGACTCGGGTCGTTGATTCGCGTAGCGCGTTGGATTCGCATCGTATGTGGCGGCGGATCGTGGCGACAGAATGAAACCCACCTTTTCCCAATATCCCGATGACCTGCCGATACGACAGTACCGAATGGCTGGACGTGCTCTACACCTCCGTCCGCAACACGCCCGGAGGCGTTGCCGATGCGGCGAACTATCTGACCGTCCGCCGTGGAAAGAACATCACCGCCGAGTCGTTGCGTCTGCGCTTGCGCGGCGTCGGCGACAGCCGCTTGTCGATGGAAATGTTCGAGTTGCTGGTCGAGTGGATGCAGGAGAAGGCCGAGGCGAAAGTGCATGCGCTCGATGCGTTGCATGCGCTGAATGCGCGTTTCGGCCTTGTCGCTGAACACGTCGACGAACAAGCGACCGAGGACGCGCTCGAGCCGGGCGCGATGCGTCTCGTCTCGACGGCGCTGCATCTGCAGGCTCACGTCGGCCGCGTGGCCGATGACGTGACGCGTGCGCTCGAGGATCAACGTATCGACGACCGCAAGGCCGAGGAGATCATCGCGACGGGTCGCAAGGGGCAGCGCCTGTTTCAGCGGCTGATTCATGCCGCTCGGAACCTCGCTAAGCGTCGGCGGCGCTGATATGGAGCGATTCAAGCCAGGCATGGGGTGTTGTCGCGTTGCGCGTGAGCAGGTCGAGCTGTGCTGCGGGTATGGGGACCAGCTGGCGTGCGCTACGTCGGCGCTCGCGTATCGATTCGACACTGCGCCGGATCACGTCGGCCGTCTCCTCTCTGACCTCCTGTCGACCTTCCCTGATCGCCTTGCCGTGTTCCTCGCGGAGGCGGAGCGGGTTAGCCGAGTCGATGTCTTCATCGGGATCGCTGCTCGTTCGTGTGCGGCGCTACCTACCAAGCTGGAACGCCATGCGTTCCGCAATCAGATCGTCGGCAGGCTTTGCGCGGCCGACCTTGCCGCGTTCGACGAGCGCATGACCGATGAGTGGCGTCGTTTGCGTGGCAAGTAACCGGAGACCGAAGTGAACGTGATCGGAACCAGCAGTGCGTTGCGGCGTGGCGCGTCGCATTACCCCCGTGTGCCGACCAGCCGGCAATGTTATGCCGCCGGGCGGGGTGTCTGGCGCAACTTCTCCCACAAGCTTGCGCGGGATATCCGGTGCGCTTTGCTAGCGGGCGGGGTTGGGCGTTGAAGGGCGTCCCGTCCGTTACAGGTGCGGCTCAAGGAATTGTGATCTGGCCGCAGGACGCGGCCAAAGCTACTTTTATCGAGGGGAGATTTTCGTATGGCGACACTTGATCAGATCATTCAGCAATTGCGTGCGGCGGGTCATCCTGATCTGCCCGCCGGCCATCCGGTCGCGGACGGCAAACATCATCGGTACGGGCCGCGCAAGAAATACTGGTATCAACTTCGAGAGGTTGTCAGCAAGGGCGCGGTGATCGGTTACGGCGGTACGTTCGGCCATTTCTCGGGCGACGATCCGGGCACCGAGCGCTTCGAATGGAACGGTGCGCCGTTGAGCGAGGAAGTGCTCGCCGAGACGCGTCGCCGACAGGAAGCAGCCGAACGTGAACAGGCCGAGCGTGACGCCCGTCAGGCGCAGCTCGCTGCGAACCGCGCGCGCGATCAGTGGAGCCGTGCGAAATATCATGGCGAGTCTGCCTATCTCGACCGCAAACACATCACGGCCGAAGGCGTGCGTTTCGACGCGGACGGTACGATCTTCGTGCCGATGTATCAGTACGGCGACGACGCTCGTCTTGTAGGCCTGCAGAAGATCACGCCAGACGGCGCGAAGCGCTTCAACAAGGGCATGGAAAAGAAGGGTGCCTCGTATCTGCTCGGCGAGGTCGACGCGGACGCCCAGGTCGTGCTGGTCGCCGAAGGCTATGCGACCGCGCGCGCGATCCGCATGGCGATCGACGACGCATTTGCGGTCGACATCTGCTTCGACGCGGGCGGCATCCTCCCGGCCGTGCGCTACCTGCGCGCAACGTACCCGGACGTGCACGTGCTGGTCTGCGCCGACGACGACTGGAAGATCGAGCAGCGCATGCGAGACTGGCTCGCCGATGAATTCGCTTTCCGTGGCGAACTGGTCTTCGGTGCGGAGCCGGTCCGGATCGAGGCGAAGAACACGCGGTACATGATCGCCGCATCGCGTCGTCGTGACGACAACGGCGTGCCGTACGTTGAGGTGAGCTACGGTAACGACGTGATGCCGCTCCGCCGCAAGCGGTTCGAGAACACCGGCCTGAAGCGCGCGTACGAGGCGGCAGCCGAGGTCGACGACGTGAGCGTCGTCTATCCGGAATTCGCCAATCGGGGCGAGCGCAAGCTGACCGATTTCAACGATCTGCACGTCGAAGAAGGCTTCGAAGCCGTCGAGGCGCAGATACAGGCGGCAATCCTGCGCGTCATCGCGCCAGCGAATGAAGACATCCGTCCGGCGGTGATGGCCGTGTCGGCCGCGGACGTCGCGCAAACGAAACCCGCCGCGACCGCCGCTGCCGCGAAACAGTTGGAGTGGGACGGTCGCGAAGCGGAGAACGGCGCGCACACGTGGGAACAGGATCTCGCGCGGTCGGACAAGGGCACGCTGTTGCCGACCCTCGGCAACGTGCACATGATCCTGTCGAATCACAAGGCATGGCGGGGCGTCATCGAGCAGGACGACTTCGGTGGCCGCGTGATGAAGCGCAAGGCGCCGCCGTTCCTGCAAGGCGTGAAGGGTGAGTGGACCGACATGGACGATCAGCGCTGCGCGCTTTGGTTGTCGCAGCGATACGGCCTCTCGGTGCGTACCGACATCGTGATGAACGCGGTTCTGTTGGTGGCGGACGCGACCCACTTCCATGACGTGCGCGAATACCTCGAAGGACTGAAATGGGACGGCGAGTCGCGCGTGCGATCGATGCCGTCGACATACCTGCGCGTGGCCGACAGCGAGTATGTGCAGCTCGCGTTCATGAAATGGATGATCGCCGCTGTCGCGCGCGTGATGGAGCCGGGCTGCAAGGTCGACAACGTCCTGATTCTCGAAGGCAAGCAGGGGCATCGCAAATCGACGGCGCTGAAGGTGCTGGCCGGCGCTCCGTGGTTCACCGACACGCCGATCCAGATCGGCAACAAAGACACGTACGCGGTGCTGGCCGGGAAGTGGGTGATCGAGTTGGCCGAGCTGGACTCGTTGAACAAGGCCGACTCGTCGGCGGTGAAGAGCTTCTTCGCGACGGCCGTCGACCGGTTCCGCAACTTCTACGGCAAGCGGGCGACGGATGTTCCGCGTCAGTGCGTATTCGCTGGCTCGGTCAACTTCGACACGTACCTGAAGGACGAATCGGGCAATCGGCGTTACTGGCCGCTGCGTGTCGGCGGGCTGGTCGACATCGACGGGATTGTGGCCGTTCGCGAACAGCTCTGGGCGGAAGCCGTGCACCTGTATCGATCGGGCGTCGTGTGGCACGTGGAAGAGCATGAGCGCCCGCTGTTCGAGATCGAGCAGGCGGAGCGATACGAAGGCGATGTGTACGAGGACAAGATCGCCAAGGCCCTGGAATTCGTGTCGCGCACGACGATGGAAGAGATCCTCGCAGACATCCTGAAGCTGGATACGTCGAAGTGGACGCTGGCGGAGCAGCGTCGCATCGGCAAGGCGCTGAAGTCGCTCGGGTGGGTGCGCAAGCGCGAGTCGACCGGGTCGCGCGGTTGGTACTACGTGTGCGAAGAGCAAGAGCCGCAAGTCGAACGTGAGCTGGTCGCAGCGGGTGATGACGACAGTCCGCTGTGATCGCGTGGCGCGCTGCGCTTGCATGGCAGGCGCGCCACTTGCCCCGCCTTGGCGCGCTGTGGACGTCTCATGTCCCAACGTCCCAAGGCGCGGTCTCGGGCGCGGGTGCGAGGGCGCGACATGCGCGACGTGAGCGCCGCATGTCGCGCATGTCGCAGGCGCGCCCCCCTGCAAGCCTTTTCCCTTGGGACATTGAGACATTAGGACGAGTAGGAGAGAGTCGTGATCGATTTGAAAGAGCGGGTGGGCGTTGCTATGAGCGTTCGTGGTCAATTCACCGACCCGATTGCCGATCCTAAAGTTACTTTGGGCGCGCTCGCCTTTGCGAACGATCTCGGTAGCTCGCTGGCCCGAATCAAGGCAGGCCCGCTGCCGACACCTGCGATGATTCGACGTGCAATGTTGCTGTTGGCGCAGATGATCCGGACGTCGGGCCGATTCAAGCGTGCGCGATTCACGGGCCTCTCGCGCGACGAGCGCCGAGATCAACGTGCGGGGCATGCTGTCGAGCGGTCGAAGGTCGACATCGTCGAACGGTTCGCGCTGCGGTTGCTCGACGAGTGGGTGAACGATCAGTGTGTCGAGTGCGAGGGGCGCGGCGTCGTGCGTCGTGCGCGGCCCGTCACGACGTCAACGCACGCGTGTGATTTTTGCGGGGGCAGCGGGAAGATGTGTGTATCGGAGGAACGTATCCCGTTCTTCGAAGGGCGTAACGGGCCGTTGGTCTTTCGGGAATACGAACCATGCGACGACTGCAGCGGGATCGGGCGGATCGCCGCGTCGCCGGTTTCGGATGCTAAGGGTCGGCACATTTGCCCAGACTGCTCCGGTTCCGGTAAGCGGCAGGTCGACGACGCTGGCCGGGCGCACGCGCTCGGCGTATCGCTCGATGAGTATCGGCGGAACTGGCCGTGGCGCTTTCACTACATGCTATCGCTGTTGGATACGATAGATGGATCGGTGTACGACACATTGCGTTGGCAATTGCGAGGATGAAACGTATTCCATTTCAAGAGCGGATCGCTTACACTCTGCACATCCTTTACCGCGTCACTGGATACGTGAGCGACCGCACACTCGTGTCGCAACCATCGCCCGACAGGCGCACTGAATCGCGGGAGCGCCGCGACCAACAACGATAACTGTCTGTCGGGATCTGTTGGGAGGGCGTTCGCCCTTACGAAAACGAATATCGAAGCCCCGAGTGCGAAAGTGCTCGGGGCTTTTGCTTTTTAGTCGCGTCCTAACAGTCCCCTGATATGCTTATAAGTCGGTAAGAGAGCCGCGTACGGGGAAAGCATGGACATGAATATCTCAGCGTCAATCGTCGACGCCTATGAAAAGAGCAGTGGGCTGCACTCTGATTTCTGCGGGTCAGTTGAACGATTGCTCCGCGAGCTTCTGAGCGCTAAGCACATCGGTATTTTGGACGTGACATCACGTGTCAAAGGAAAAGAAAGCTTAGAGAGAAAGATCGCGACGAAAGGTTCGGGTCGTTACAAGTCTCTCGGCGACATTACTGACGTTTGCGGTGTGCGTGTAATCACCTATTTCGAGGGTGATGTCTCCCGTGTGGCCGATGTGGTTCGTGCCGAGTTCGATATTGATGAGAAGAACTCGACGGACAAATATCATGCGAGTGATCCTGATCGCTTCGGCTATCGGTCTGTACACTTTGTCGCACGACACGGAGCAAGCAGGCGATCATTGTCCGAGTACCGTCGATACGACTCATGCAAGGTCGAGATTCAGATTCGCTCGATCCTTCAGCACGCGTGGGCGGAAATCGAGCATGACTTGGGATACAAGGCGTCTGAGGACGTGCCCGCGCCCGTGAGGAGGCGCTTCTCTCGGCTGTCAGGGCTACTCGAGCTTGCCGACGAAGAGTTTATGACCATTCGGAAAGAGCTTGACGAGTACGAGCGGAACCTGAATCGCCGATTGTCACGCAATGCGAATAATGTTGAGCTTGATGGGACATCATATTTCGCGTTCGTCAACAGAGACGAAGTAGTGAAACGGATCGATGAGGCGATCGTCAGCCCTGCAGGAGGGAAGTTGATCCGGTCGCCGAGAGTTCGGTCGGACAGACGTGTTTCGCAACTGTTGTTTGTGGGAATTGGTCGGATCGACCAGTTGAAGCAGTTGTTGGAGGAGTATGAGGAACAGATCGTCAAGTTTGCTCATCTATTTTTGACGCGAGACGGGCAAAACATTCAAGACGCTACTTGGCCGCCTGAAGGGGTATGGCGCGGCATTTCAACGTTCTACTTGGTTTATCTATTGTTGACGTCGAGTGGCCGTGAGGTTCAACGCACCGAGTACGTCAGAAAGTTCTTTGACAGCAATCCTGATCTTGAAGCCGAACTGCAGAGAACGGCAGCGGAGCTTGCGAGAGTAACGGGCGGGTAGCGTGCGGTAGATTATTTGAAGATTGGCCAAAGCCCTGAGTGCGAAAGCCCTCGGGGCTTTTTGCATTGGGGCGCTGAAATGCGAAGCGAGTCGGCTGTCGGACCAAGCGAAATCTGGTCGATGTGGGACGAAGGCCGAAGTATGGGGCGTGCTACTGCGCGGTGCTTCGTGTTGGACGATGTGATGGACCGCATCGTGTGGGCGAAGGATCGGGCGGGCGATTGCGCGATCTCGGATCTCGTGGCTGGCGTTGGCCTGCCTGTTTTTTTAGCAGGCGGGGACCCTACGGGCGAGCCAACACGCGGGGGCTCGCACCCGCGTTTTTTCTCTACTGGCGAGCTTCCATAGGGGGTCATATTCATGCCGACTCAGCAGCAGATCGCCGAGCATTTGGACCTTGATCAGTCGGCCGTTTCGCGGTTCGTCGACAAGGTTCGGCTCGATTACCGTGCGGCGTCGATCGACGAGATCCGCATCGCATACATTCGCCACCTACGCGAGATCGCTGCAGGCCGCGCGAGCGAGACCGGCATCGATCTCGTCGCCGAACGCGCGATGACCGAGCGCGTCGATCGCGAGATCAAGCTGCTGACGCTGGCGGAGAAGAAGGGCCAGCTCGTTAACGCGGCGCAGCTCGAACAGGCGTACGGCCAGATGGTCGGCGCATTTCAAACGGAATTGCTGGCGCTGCCCGACAAGCTGGTGCAGGAGCTACGCACACTGTACGGCGTCGAGGTCGACGTCGAATGGTTGAACGAGCATGTCTATGGATGCCTTCAGCAGCTTTCTGAATACGACGCAGACGGTCCGGGCAGTGATTCGCCGGATCGCTCAGCTACTGTGTCCGCCCGAGCGGATCGGGACGACGGAATGGGCGCGCAAGCATCGGAGGATGAGCGCGAAGGCGACGGCGACGCCGGGCCGCTATAACCCGAACATCACGCCATGGGTTTTCGGCATGCACGACGCGCTGGACGATCCGACCGTGCAGAAGATCGTGTGCATGAAGTCCGCGCAGGTCGCGTGGACGGACGGCGTGTTGCTGAACTACATCGGCAAGCGGATCGACGTCGACCCGTGCCCGATGATCGTCATGTTCGCGAAAGAGAAGTCCGCGAAGAAGTTCAACCTCGAAAAATTTGAGCCGATGGTCGAGGTAACGCCCCGCCTGTCGGCGAAATTGCCCGTGCACGCGGCGCGTGACAAGAACAACCTGTGGGATCACAAGACGTTCCCGCGTGGTTTCCTGAAGTTCATCACGTCGAACGCGCCGGACGACGTGAAGTCGACGCCGGCCCCGATCGTCGCGGTCGAGGAACCGGACGACGCGAACACGAACGTGCGCGAGCAGGGCGATTCGATCACGCTGCTGGAAGAACGGAACAAGAGCTATTCGGATAGCCGGCGCAAAGTTATTTTTGGCGGCACGCCGACCATCGACGGCTTCTCGCGTATCCAACAGGCGTATCTGACGTCGGATCAGCGTGTCTATCTGGTCCCGTGCCCCGATTGCGGCGAGGAGCATGAACTGGCATGGGAGAACGTGACCTGGAGTGAGGATGCCGAGGTGGCGCATGAGGTGTTCGGCCGAGCACGACCCGAGTCGGCCCGCTACACGTGCCCGCATTGCGGCTCGTTGTGGGATGACTCGGCGCGTATGCGCGCGGTCCGGCACGGGCGATGGGTCGCGACGGCGTCGTTTCATGGCGTCGCCGGCTTCCGGCTGAACGAGCTGGTGTCGCCGTTCCCCGGCTCGCGCATGGCCGAGCTGGTCAAGAAGTGGCTGACGGCCGAGAAAGCGCTGCGCGAGGGCGACGACACGAAGATGCGTGCGTTCGTGAACAATTCGCAGGGGCGCGCGTACAAGTACAAGAGCGATCTGCCCGAGCTGGACGTGCTGGCCGAGCGTGCGATGCCGTACGCGGCATTCATGGTGCCGGCCGGCGGTCTGTTGCTGACGCTCGGCGTTGACGTCCAGCACGACCGGCTCGCGATCATCCTGCGCGCATGGGGGCGGGGCGAGGAAAGTTGGCTCGTCGTGTGGGACGAGATTCACGGCAACGTGCTGCATCAAGAAGCCGATCCGCTGTCGGGCGGTGTATGGGGCGCGTTGACCGCGCTGCTGACGCACGGCTACCGACACGAAAGCGGCGGCATGCTGCGGATTCGGGCGACGTCGATCGACTCGTCGGACGGCTCGACGTCGGACGCCGTATACAAATATGTGCGTGCCGCGCAGAGAGCTGGACTGAACGTGTTGGCGATCAAGGGTAGTACCGAGGTCAACGCGGAGATTTTCAGCGTGCCGAAGGCGTCGGTCGATTCGACGCGCAACAACAGCAAGGCGGCGAAGTACGGGCTGCGTCCGTACATGGTCGGGGTTAGCAAGGCGAAAGACCTGATTCTCGACAACCGGCTGAAGCTCGACGGCGACGGACCGGGGCGCATGCACTGGTACGTCGGCGTGCGTTCCGACTATCTCGCGCAGGTGACGGCCGAGGTCAAGGTGCCGGGCCGCACCGGTACGAAGCGCGTCTGGCAGAAGAAGGCCGGCGGGCGTAACGAAGCGCTCGACTGCGAGGTCTACGCGCTGCACGCGGCGCGCAGCGTCAAGACGCACTTGATGACCGAGGCGCACTGGCGCGTCGAGCAGGTGCGCGTGTCGCAGGTGTCGTTGTTCGAAGCCGTGCCGATACTGGAAGCGCTGCCGTCCGCGTTGCCGATCGACACGTTGCCGGCCGAGCGGACAGATGTAGATCCGCCGCAGCCGACCGAGCCGGTGCAGCCGGTCGCGAAACCAATCGAAACCCCGCCTCCGAGCGGGGTTTCGCGCATTCAGGGCCGTCGCGTTGGGCGCTCGACGTATCTGAAGCGCCGCTAAACGAAGGAATCGCATGGCATACACAAAACAGGATCTGGAACGTATCCAGTCGGCGATCGCCAAGGGCGAGATGGAGGTGCAGTACGCCGACCGTCGCGTGCGGTATCGCTCGATTGACGAGCTGCGCGCGGCGCAGACCGAGATCATCCGTGCGCTTGATGGCGCGAGCGGCCGGTCGCGCATGGTGCGTCTGCGACATGCCGGCAAGGGGGTGCGATGAGCCGAACCTATCCGATGCTGTCGCAGCGTGGCTTCGTCGTGCCGACCCGGCTGAAGGCGGCGGCATACGAGTCGGCGAGCACGGGTGGGGCGCGGGCGAAGTCGTGGAAGGTGTCCGGTGCGGGGCCGAATGCAGCGGCGGTGCAGAACCTGCCGCTGCTGCGGCACCGCGCGCGCGACGCGATCCGGAACGACCCATGGGCGAAGACCGCCATCGCGCGCCTCGTCTCCAACACGATCGGCTCGGGCATTCAGGCGCATCCGCAGCATCCGGACGACGCGACCCGCAAGCGCCAAAAGCAACTTTGGGACGAAACCGGCGAGGAGATCGACGCGGACGGCGTAGCCGATTGGGCTGGCCTGCAGACGCTGGCAGCCCGCACGTTCTTCGGCGATGGCGAGGTGCTGGTGCGACGGCGGCTCCGCAATCGTCGCGACGGGCTGGCCGTGCCGATGCAGATCCAGCTCCTCGAAGGCGACCTGTTGCCTGTCTGCAAGAACGAACGGGTGCCGGGTGGTGAGATCGTGAACGGCGTCGAGTACGACGACGAGGGCCGACGCGTCGCGTATCACCTGCTGCGTCGACACCCCGGCGAGTACAACCGCGCGAGCGTCGATAGCACGCAGACGGTCCGCGTGCCGGCCGACGAGATCGCGCACGTTTTCCTCGCGTTGCGGCCCGGCCAGGTGCGCGGCGTGCCCGAGTTGTCGACCGTGCTGCTGCGGCTGCACTCGCTCGACAATTTCGACGATGCTGTGCTGTTCCGACAGGAGGTCAGCAACCTGTTTGCGGGATTCATCGTGAAGCCGCACGCCGAGCTGGGGCCGCTCGGTGATCCGGTGACGGGCGGGCCGATCGAGACCGATGTCGACGGCTTCTCGCCGGTCGTGTCGCTTGAACCGGGCGGCATGCAGGAACTGGCACCGGGCGAGGACGTGAGATTTGCGGCCCCGCCGGGCGCGGGCAACGACTATGCACCATTCATGCGCCAGCAACTGATGGCGGCAGCGGCTTCGGTCGGCATGCCGTACGAAGTGCTAACCGGTGATCTGCGCGACGTCAGCGACCGCGTGCTGCGCGTGATCCTGAACGAATTTCGCCGCTCGGTTGAGCAGCTTCAGTGGAACGTGTTCATCCACCAGTTCTGCCGGCCCGTATGGCGCTGGTGGGTCGACGCGTGCGCGCTGTCGGGCGCGATGCCGATGCCGGACTACTACCGTACGCGCCGAGATTACCTGCGTGTGCGATGGGTGCCGCAGGGCTGGCCGTACATCCATCCGGTGCAAGACGTCACGGCGAAACGGATGGAGATCCGGGCAGGGCTGGCGAGCCGGACGGGCGCAGTGCTGGCCCGAGGCGACGACCCCGAGCAGGTGGACGTTGAGAATGCGGCCGATCAGGCGCGCGAGCAGCGGCTCGGGCTTCGCTATGACACACAGGTGCCTGCCGACAGCGGGCCGGACATGACGGGAGGTGAAGGTGAAACGTAATCGGAAGTGGTGGGACATCCGTGCGCAGGCGAACGCGGATGGCGGCAAGGTGGCCGAGATCCGGATCTACAGCGAGATCGGTTTTTGGGGCGTTGACGCGGAGCGATTTATTTCGCAGCTCGACGCGGCCGCAGCAGGCGCATCGTCGATCATCGTCGCGATCAATTCGATGGGCGGTGATGTGTTCGACGCCTTCACCATCTACAACGCGCTGCGGCGCTACGAAGGCAAGGTGAAGGGGCGCGTCGACGGGATCGCGGCGTCGGCCGCGTCGCTGGTGCTGATGGCGTGCGACGAGATCGAGATGCCGGAAAACGCAATGCTGATGATTCACCATCCGCACACGATCGCGGCGGGTGAGGCCGGCGACTTCCGGCGCATCGCGGACCTGCTCGACAACGCCAGCGCCGGCATTCTCGCGGCGTACGTCAATCGCAGCGGCCTGTCGGAAGACGAGGTGGGCGCGATGATGGATGCGGAAACGTGGCTGACGGCCGCGCAGGCGAAGGAGAAGGGTTTCTGCGACACGATCGAGGCCCCGGTGAAGCTGGCGGCGTCGGCGAACGCTGCGCCGCTGCTCGCACGTTTCTCGTCGGTGCCGGATGTTGTCCAGGCGGCGATCGACGCGGCTGGCGATCCCCCCGCGCCAGTCCCTGAGCCACCGGCACCGCCTCCCGAGCCGCCAGCGCCGTCCGCACCGATTGTCCCCGACGTCGGAGCGCTCGCCACGCACGTATTCAACATGTTGCGCGAAGCGAACCTGAGCGACTGCGCGGAGGGCGTGATCGCTGCGACAGGCCTGCGTGATCGCGACACGGTCGATCGCGCGATCCAGAACGCGACGGACATCGCGGGGATCTGTCTCGCGGCGAATCAGATGGACCTGGCCGCGCAGTTCGTGGCGAGCGGTCTGACGCCGGACCAGGTGCGTGCACGGTTGTTCGAGCGCGTGACGGCGTTGCAGCAGCCCGTGAACGGTCGGCCGGACCCGAAGTCGACGCCGGTTCCGCAGGCGAGTGGTCGCACGGTGCGGTCCTCGGACATCTACGCGGCCCGCCGCGTGGCGAATGCAACTTCTCAACGCTGAAAGGAGCGCTGAATGTCGAATATCAAGACGATGGGCACCTTGCCCGGTGAATTTCTGATCTCCGAAGGGCCGGGCGCGATCTCGCGCGATGCGGTCACGGTGGCGGCTGGCCCGGCACTCGCGGCTGGGACGCTGCTCGGCGCGATGGCGACGGGCGAGTATGCGCCGTACGACAACGCCGGCAAGGACGGCGCGGAGATCGCGGTCGGCATCCTGTATGCCCCGCTGCATGAATCGAGCGTCGCGCGTCGCGGTGTCGCGATCATGCGGCTGGCCGAGGTCGACGGACGATTGCTGACCGGACTGGATGCCGCCGGCCGCGACGATCTCGCATCGCATCACATCGTCATCCGCTAACCGAAGCGGAACCCATCCATCCGAAGGCCGCGCCGATGCGCGGCCTTTTGTATTTCAGGAACAGATATGGCAGACATCAATCTCTTCAACGACGACGCCTTCTCGCTGTCGTCCATGACCGCGGCGATCAACGAGCAGGAATACGTGCCCGGTCGCATCAGCTCGACGGGGATGTTCGACGAGGAAGGCATCACGACGACGGTCGTGCAGATCGAGCGCGACGGCGACAAGCTGGCGCTCGTTGCAGCAGGGGAACGCGGCACGCCTGCGCCGAACGTGGCCGGCAGCAAGCCGAACCTGATTCCGTTCAATACGGTGCACCTGCCGCAGCGTGCGGCGATCAAGGCCGACGAGATCCAGAATCTGCGCGCGTTCGGCTCGGATAGTGAGCTGGAAACGCTGCAGAACTATGTCAACCGTCGCTTGGCGAAGATGCGGCGCATGCTCGACGCGACGCATGAGTTTCACCGGCTCGGCGCGATTCGTGGCGTGATCCTCGACGCGGACGGCAAGCGCGTTGTCGCGAACCTGCTCGACAGTTTCGGCATTAAGCAGCAGGTCGTCGAATACGAGCTGTCGAATCCGAAGACCGAGATCCGGATCAAGAACGAAGACACGCTCGAAGCAATCGAAGACGCGCTCGGCAATGTGCCGTTCACGGGTGCGCGCGCGTTCTGCGGCAGCAACTTCTGGCGCAAGCTGCTGACGTTGCCGACCGTCAAGGAAACGTTCCTGAACACGGCGGCAGCCGCCGCGCTGCGTGGCGATCCGCGCGGTTCGATCGAGCTGGACGGCATCGTGTTCGAGCGGTATCGCGGTGCCGTGGGCGGTGTCCCGTTCGTCGGTCCCGACGAGGCGTATGCGGTGCCCGAGGGTGTGCCGGATTTGTTCATCTCGCGCTTCGCGCCGGGCGACTACACGGACGCCGTGAATACGATCGGCCTGCCGTACTACGCGCGGCAGGAACTGATGCCGTTCAACAAGGGTGTCGAGATCGAGGCGCAGTCGAACCCGATCCACCTCTGCACGCGTCCGCGTGCATGTATTCGTCTGAAGGCCTGACATGGCGTTCCGGGATCTGATCGCGGACGTCGACTCGGCCGTGCTGCGCGATCTCGGCGACGCGGATATCACGATCGACGGCCGGCCCGTCGAAGGGATGTTCGCATCGCCGTGGCTCGGGCCGGATCTCGGCAGCCAGCGCACGCAGTTGGTCGCGCCCGTGTTCCACCTGCGCGACCGCGACGCCACAAACGTCCGGCAAGGCAGCGTCCTGATTGCGAACGGCGAACGGTATCGCGTGCTCGAGGCGCAGCCGGACGGCACGGGCTGGACGATCCTCATTCTCCAGTAGCGCATATGGACGACGTAAAAATCGAGATCAACATCAACGAGGTGACGGCCGTGTTGCAAGGGCTGTCATCGTCTGCGATGCGGGCCGCGTGGCGGCGCACGTTGCGCAAGACGGCAGGGTGGATCAAGAGCCAGACCGCGAAGGAAGTCGGGGCGGCGACGAAGATCCCGCAGAAGGTGATCCGTCGCCGGATCTATTTCTTCCTGCGCTCGGCAGACGCCGGCAAGGTCTGGCTCGGCCTGAACCCGATCGAGGCGCATCGCCTCGGCAACGCGATGAAGACGCGCAAGGGCATGCGCGTAGGGCGCCAGAGCTTCGAGGGGGCGTGGCGGCAATCGAAGCGCCAGCCGGACGGGCCGATCTACGAGCGCGTCGGCAAGGAACGCATGCCGTACCGGATGGTGACGGTTCAATGGCAGCAGACGGGCGATCCGGCATTCCGACGCGCTGCGAAGGCGTGCGAAGACAGGTTGTTGGTGATCCTCCAGCAGGAGGTGAACTACGAACTACTGAAGGCGATACGACGTGCTTGAGAACCTGAAACAGTTACACGACGCGATCGAACAGGGGCTGCGAATCAAGCTGCCGGCGATGAAGCGGATCGAGGCGTATCCGCGTCTCGGTCAGAAGATCGAAACGCCGTTGATTGCGATCGAGCTGAGCGAGTTCGAACCCGGTCACGACGATGGAACCGACGACGTGCCGCTGATCGCGCGCATGCAGGCGCGTATCGTGTTCGATCCGATCGACGAGGGGGCGGAGCTGGCCGTGCGCGAGGTCGCGGCCCGCGTCGCGATGGCGGTGCACATGCAGACGTGGGATCTGCCAATCACGCCCGGCAAGGTGGTGCAGGTTGCGGAGGATCCATTTCGGCCGCAGCTCGACACGTACTGCGTGTGGCTTGTCGAATGGACGCACGAATTCGGGCTCGGCATGGCGCTGGGCGAGATCCCGGACGGGCCAGCGATCCTGTGGGGTGTCGATCCGGACAGCGGCCCCGGCAGTGAAGGACAGTATTGGGATCCAGCCAATGGACAGGAGGCAGGCGCATGAGCGATTACGAGCTGGGCGAGATCGATCGCCGCATGGCGTGCATGGTGCAACACGGCACCGTCGAGGGCGTCAACTACCAGCCGCCGATGTGCCGCGTTCGCATCGGCGCATGGGTCAGCGACTGGATGCCGTGGAAGACGGCTGCTGCGGGCGCAGTGCGCTTCTGGCGCCCGCCGTCCGTGGGCGAGCAGGCGACGATGTTCGCGCCGTCCGGCGATCTGGCCGGCGCATACGCGATACCGGGCTACTACTCGGACCAGCACGGCGGCTCGGCGCGGACCAGTCCGGCTGAAACCGCATGGGACTACCCGGACGGCGCGTCGGAGGTGTACGACCACGAGAAACACGAATACCGCGTTGATGTGCCGGCCGGCGGCAGGATCGTGTTCCGCATCGGCGGCACCGAGCTGGAGCTGCGCGCGGACGGCGTGACGCTGCGCACGCAGCAGCTGCTCGGCGATATCCCGGATTCGACGTTCACCGGGAACACGACGACGGAGAAGCTGCTGACGTTCAACGGCGGGATGCAGGGCAAGGGCGGCGCTGCGGGCGGCCCGGCTGTCCAGGTGAACGGCGGCGCACGCTATACGGGCGACGTCGATATCGGCGGCAAATCGTTCCTGCGGCACTCGCACATGGAACAGGGCGACGGTGCGCCGGTATCGCCGCCGCTGTGACGAGTCCTTTCACAAAGTCACTTTGCCCCGCTTCTGCGGGGCTTCGTTTTTTGGGGATCACAGATGGCAAAAGACAATGCACAGGCTGCAACTCGCGACGCACCGATCCGCGCGACGTATCTCGACACGAAGTTCCGCAGTCGCGTGATCGTGTTTCCAGACGGCGACGTGCTGCATGTTACTGCCGGCGAAGTCGTCGCGACGACCGCCGCGCATATCGCCTATCTCGACGCGAATGCGGATTACAAGCGGCTCGAGGAGCGCGGATGAGCAGGTCCGGATCGCTGGTCGGCATGGACAGGTGGACCGGAAGGCCGATCAGCGGTGTCCCGCACCTGATACAGAGCATTGCCGACATTCTCGGCACGCGCAAGGGAAGCCGCCGCGAGCGTCCCGAGTACGGATCGGACATCCCGCTGATGGTCGACCTTCCGATTACGCGCGGATGGGTGTCTGCCGCGCAAGCCGAGGCTGCGCGTGCGATCGGACGATGGGAGCCGCGCATCAGGCTCGCGCAGGTCAAGGTGCTGTCGGTTGTCGATGGCAAGGTGACGTTCGCGATTCGCGGCGAGTACGACGGCGCGGCCGTTGAAATCGAGGTGCCAACATGACGATCATCGATCTTGCTTCGCTGGATCCGCCCGATCTTGTCGAACTGCTCGACTTCGAGGCGGCGTACCAGATGAAGCTTGAGCATTTCAAGGCGATCTATCCGGACTGGACGGCCGTGCTGGAATCGGATCCGGTGGTGAAGCTGCTCGAGCTGGCCGCTTACGAGGAGATTCGTTTCCGCACGCGCGTGAATGACGCTGCACGGGCGGCGATGCTCGCTTTCGCGACGGGGGCTGACCTGGAGCATCTGGCGGTGCTGTTGGATACCGAGCGGGCAGTCGTCGATCAGGGTGACCCGAATGCCGACCCGCCGATTCCGCAGCGAATGGAGTCGGACGAGCGCTTGAAGCTTCGCGCCCAATTGTCGCCAGAGCGAGCAACCGTTGCCGGCCCGTTTGCCGCGTACCGGTCGCTCGCGATGGACGCCTCGGCCGACGTGCTCGACGTCGCGGTGGATCGACCCGAACCGGGAACGGTGCGGCTGACCGTCATGTCAGCGAAGGGTGACGGTGTGCCGGATCAGGCTCTGATCGACATCGTCCGCGCGAAGGTCACGCCGGAGACGGTGCGGCCGCTTAACGATACGGTGCTGGTCGAGCCTGCGATCAAGATCGAGTACGCGATCGATGCGCTGATCTATGTCGGAAGCGGCCCGGATCCGAAAGTGGTTCGGGACGCGCGGCGCAAGGTGCTCGACGGCGTCGTCGCAAAATCGCGGCGGCTGCGTGCGGGCATGCCGCGATCCGCGATCGAAGGGGCGCTGCATGCACCGGATAGCGGTGTGACAGGTCTCGATTTGTCGACACCCGTCGACAACGTCGTGTGCGGCCCGCGCGAGTTTGCGCACTGCACGGGCATTCGTGTCGAGGTGAAGGCCGATGAAGCGTGAGCCGCTACTTCCGGCGAACCAGACGCCGCTTGAGGCCGCGCTCGCGCAGGTGATGCGGCCGAGCGTGGATCCCGAGATCCTGCGCACGTTGTGGGATGCCGATCGTTGTCCGGCCGCGTGGCTGCCGTGGCTTGCGTGGGCGCTCGCCGTCGACGGTTGGGAGCTGGCGGAATCGGAGGACGCACGACGCGCGCTGATCAGGGGATCGATGGCGCTGCATCGGAAGAAGGGGACGCCTTGGGCGGTTCGCGAGGTGATTCGTCGGTTCGGCTTTGGTGAGGTGACGATCATCGAGGGCCGCAGCGGTCGCCGTCGTGACGGCACGATCGTGCGGAACGGGGAGCAGGTGCACGGCAAGGCGAGCGCTTGGGCCGAGTACATCGTGAAGCTCGATCAGCACATCACGCGCGATCAGGCTGACCGGCTATGGAAGGCGATCGAGCGATACGCGCCCGCGCGCAGTCAGCTTGTATCGCTCGATTACTCCGCCGTGCCGATCCGCCATAACGGTGTCGCGCGGCGAGATGGACAGTACAGCAGAGGGAGCATTGCATGAGCAATCTCATTGAAAGTGATCGTTGGGAAGACGGTATTTACCAGCTTGAGACGTCGGATCCGGTCATTGGCGGTCCGGACGGCGTCGACAACTTGCAGGCGAAGCAGCTCGCAAACCGGACGCGGTTCCTCAAGAGGTTGGTCGAGGCCGGCCAAAGTAACTTGGACGCGCACGCGAATGCGGTCGACCCGCACCCGCAATATGCGACAAAGACTGACCTTGCACAGCGGCTCGCCGAGTTGGTCGGCCAGTCGCCCGCCGCGCTCGACACGCTGAAGGAATTGGCGGACGCGCTCGGCAACGATCCGAATTTCGCGACGACCATCACGAATGAGCTTGCGAAGAAGGCGGCGATCGATTCGCCGGTTTTCGCGGGAACGCCGAAGGGGCCGACGCCGCCGCAGTTCGACAGCAGCACGAAGCTTGCAACGACCGATTGGGTTGTGCGGAATGCGTTGCGGATGTCGGCGTTGGTGGCAGAGAACGCAAGCCGTGCACTCACTGCGGCAGATGCGTCGTCGTTTCATGCGATTCAGGGGAATGTCACGCTGACGCTTCCTTCGCTGTCCTCTATCGGGCCCGGCGTCGTATTCGCATTCGATACCGTCGCGACATCGAGCACGATCGCTGCTGCGGCCGGTGACACGATCACAAACGGCAATCTCGCCGCGTCCGTGGTTCTACAACAGTACGAGACCCTTCTCCTGATTTCTGGTGGGTCTTCATGGCACACCGTTGGAACCACCGCCGGACTCGGAAAGAATGGTTCGTTTGGATCGAACGTCGCCGCGAGTGGCTATCAAAAGTTGCCGAGCGGCCTGATACTGCAATGGGGGGCAGTCGCAACCAACGCTTCCGGTGCGGCGAATGTGACATTCCCGATTGCGTTTCCGAATCAACAGATAGGTGCCGTCGCGACCATCAACGCGACGCTCACTACCGGGCTCGTTTCGACGTCCAATTTCAGCAAAACCGGCATGAGCGTGGGCACGCAAAGCTACCAAACAAACTCGGGCGCCTCTGCGGCGGTGACCTATCTCGTGTGGGGATTCTGAATATGGGACAGAAGCTCGCGGCATACAGCGTAGAAGGAACCATCGTCGCCTTTTACGACACCGTTGACAGTCCGGCACCGCAGGGTGTGTCTGTCATCGGCATCAGTGACGAGCAATGGCGCGATCTCATCAACGCACAGTCTGCAGGAAAACGCCTTTTCGTCGACAGCGTCCGGAAGCCGGTCGCAGTCGATCCGCCTCCCCCAACCCGAGCCGAAGTCGCCGACGCCAAGCGCGCGGAACGCGACGCGGCGATCGGCGCGACCGACTGGCTTGTCGCGCGACATCAGGACGAGAAGTTGCTTGGTAACGGGACGACGCTGTCGGCCGACCAGTTCGTGATGTTGCTCGGCTATCGGCAGTCGCTGCGGGAGTGCAGCGGAATGCCGAACTGGCCCGACGTCACGCTTCCGTCACCGCCGCCGTTCGTCAGTGAGCAGGGTCTCACGTCCGCGTGACGCCCCTCGATCACACGCAATGCAGGGCCACTCAATCGAGTGGCCCTTTTACTTTGTGGCTTTCTCGGAGATCTGAATGGCTGCTACATCCTTCTATCACGGCGTGACGACCGTGCTGGTCGACACCGGCCCGCGCACGATCGCGGTGCCGTCGACGTCTGTCGTCGGCATCGTCGACACCTACACGCCCGGCGCGGGGCTCGTCGCTCCGAATGTGCCGGTGCGCATCACCAGCGAATACGACGCGGTCGCCGCGTTCGGCGAGACGAGCGCGATCACGCGCTCGATTCAGGGCATTTACAAGCAGAGCAAGACGGTGATGGTCGCTGTCGGCGTCGCTACCGATCAGGACGATGCGAAGCTGACATCCGCGGTGATCGGCGGTGTCACCGCCGGCGGTGCGCGTACCGGCCTGCAGGCGCTGCTCGATGGCAAGTCGCTGTTCGACCTCAAGCCGCGCCTGCTGATCGCACCTGGTCATACGGCCAAGCAACCGGTCGCCACGGCGGCGGATTCGCTCGCCGCGAAGCTGCGCGCGATCGCGATCATTGACGGCCCGAACACGACCGACGAGGCCGCGATCGCGTACGCGAAGAACTTCGGCAGCAAGCGCCTGTACATGGTCGATCCCGGCGTGCGGTATTGGGACACGGCGGCGAACGCCGACGTCGACGCACCGGCATCGGCATACGCGGCCGGCCTGTTCTGCCAGACCGACGCGGCGATCGGCTTCTGGGCGTCGCCGTCGAACAAGGAGATTGCCGGGATCAGCGGCACGAAGCGCCCGATCGAATTCCTCGACGGCGACGAGACTTGCCGGGCGAACCTGCTGAACAACTCGTTCATCACGACGATCATTCGCGACGGCGGCCCTCGTCTGTGGGGTAACCGCACGCTGTCGGCCGATCCGAAATGGTCGTTCGTCACGCGCGTTCGCACGCTCGACATCGTCATGGATGCCGTGCAGGCCGGCCACAAGTGGGCGGTCGATCGCGGCATCACGGCGACGTACGTCAAGGACGTGACCGAGGGGCTGCAGGCGTTCATGCGCGATTTGCGCGCGCAGGGGGCGATCATCAATTTCGAGGTCTACCCGGATCCGAAGCTCAACTCGGCATCGCAGCTCGAGCAGGGCAAGGTGTACTGGAACATCCGGTTCACCGACGTGCCGCCGGCCGAAAACCCGATCTTCCGTTTCGAGGTCACGAATCAGTGGCTCACGGAAGTGCTCGACACGCAATCGTAAGAGGTAACACATGGTTCCGGAAACACTGAACAACATGGCGTTGTACGTCGACGGGCGCGGCTTCGCAGGCCGCTCGCCGGAGGTCAATCCGCCGAAGCTGAAGCTCAAGACCGAGGACTACCGCGCTGGCGGGATGGATGCCCCGATCAAGGTCGATCAAGGGATGGAAGCCTTGCAAGCTAGCTTCTCGATGGGAAGCCTCGAACGCGATGTGCTGAAGTTCTTCGGGCTGGCCGATGGAAATGCGTTCAACGGCACGTTTCGTGGCGCGTTCCGCGACACGAAGGGCAAAGTGAAGGCGGTGGCGGCCATCATGCGCGGGATGCTGTCCGAATACGATCCCGGCAGCTGGAAGCCCGGCGATAAATCGGAGGTCAAGTACACGGTGGAGCTGAGCTACTACAAGATGGAAATCGACGGAGCGGTGGTTCATGAATTCGACGTGCTCAACATGATCCGCGTGATTGACGGCGTTGACCAGCTCGCGGAAGTGCGCAAGGCGCTCGGCATGTGACGCCGGCCGGCGTGATGGCCAAAGTTACTTTTCAACAATCCACGGGGCGGCCATGCGGTCGCCCCGTTTCATTTGAGGCACACGATGGAAACAACCAAGATCAAGTTGCGGTATCCGGTCAAATTCGACGGTGTGGTTCGCGACGAACTGGTGATGCGCCGGCCGAAGGTGCGCGATGTTCGCACCGCGAGCAAGCTGGCGGGCGGCGACGACGCGCAAGAAGAAATCATCCTGTTCGCGCTGCTCGCGGATGTGGCTCCCGACGACATGGAAGCGATGGACATGGCCGATTACGAGGCCATGCAGCGTGCGTACAGCTCCTTTCGATCCGCTCGTCCGGCTTCCAATCGCGACCGTGAAGGCGCTGGCAAAACGGATGATGCGGGAGTTCAGCGCGACGCCGCAGTCGGTTGACGACATGACGCTCGACGATGTGGTGTGGTGGTTAACAGACTGAGCAGGGATTGAGCGGAGGCCGACATGGCACGGGATATTTCACTTGGCATCGTGATCGGCGGTGCCGTGTCGGCGACGCTTGGCAGGGCGCTCGCTGACACAAGCTCGCGGATCGCAGGGTTGCGCAGGGCCGCGACCGAGCGCGGCATGTGGCAACGCCAGATTGGCGAGACCATTCGGCTGCAGGCCGAGTTTCGCCGGCTGCACCTGGCCGGCGATAGCGCAGCTGAAGGGATCCGGCGCAGGCTGGAAACGAACCTGAGCGCGCTGCGTGCGGCCGGGTTCGAGGTGGATCGGCTCGATCGGGCGTACGCGCGACTCGGACGCACGATTCGCGGGCTGGAACTGCGTGCGCGCGGGCATGAACGGTTTAATGCGGGTATGGAGGGCATGCGCAATGCCGCCGCCGACTCGGCGAAGCTCGGGGCGGCTGTCGCAATTCCGGCGGTCGTGTCCGCGCAATATCAGGCGATCATCCGCGATATTGCGATCAAGGCGGGCATCGCGCGCACGGCGCAGGAAAGCGCGATGTCGGATCGGATCCGACGCGACGCGCTGGCGAACGGGATGAAGCGCAACGAGCTGGCCGATGCAGTAAACCAGATGGTTGCGGGCGGGATGGATGTCGATCGCGCGCTCAACTTCGGGCCGGCTGTTGCGAAATTCTCGATCGGTCAGGGCGCGTCGAGCGTCGAGACCGCGCAGATGATTCAGGCGCTGCAGCAGAACGCGAACATCACCGATCCCAAGGCGATGATGAAGGCGCTCGAGGCGATCGCCTACCTCGGGAAGGAGGGCTCTTTTGAATCGGCCGACATGGCGCGGTGGTTCCCGGTGCTGCTGGCGGAAATGAAGAAGATCGGTATCACGGGGCAGGATTCCGTGACGCAGCTCGGCGCGATGCTGCAGGTCCAGATGAAGACGGCCGGCAATGCCGACGAGGCAGCGAACAACCTGAAGAACTGGTTTTCGAAGATCGGTTCGGGGGAGACCGCGAACAACTACAAGAAAGCCGGCGTCGATTACGAGGCCAAGATGAAGGAGGCGATCGGCAAGGGTTGGTCGACGCTCGAGGCGTCGTTCGTGCTCGCGCGGGCGTACATCGAGCGTGTCGATCCGAAGAAGGCCGCGCAGCTTGCGGCTGCGGCGAAGCAACTGAACGCGGAGCTGGATCCGGCGAAGCGGCAGGCGCAGATGCGGGCCTTCGAGGACACGATGAAGACCGGCGACCTGTTCAATGACATGCAGGTCAAGGCCGCATTGACCGCCTATATGCAGAACGCCGAGCTGTACGAGAACCTGAAGCGCAACGCGGTGCAGGCGAGTGGCGAGATCGAGAAGGATCTCGCGGATCGTCGCGCGACGTCGAAGCAGATCTGGAGCGAGGTGCTGCAGCAGTGGGACGACGCGATGCGCAGTATCGGCGACGCGTTGCGGCCGGTCACGGACCTCGTCGGCAAGGGGGCAATAAAGGCGGGCAAGGCGGTGCACGACGCATCGGATTCGTCACCGAAGGCTGCTGCAGCGGTGACGGGTGTCATCGGCGCAGCAGTTGCGTATCGCGGAGCGCGTGCGATGTGGAACATCGGTCGCGGGCTGTTCGACATGGCGCGCGGGCGCTGGCTCTCTCGCGGCACCAGGGTGCGGCCCGGTGGTGGCGGAGCGGGCGGTGGAGGTGGCGGTCCCGGGTTCGACCCATTGGGCGGGGCGGCCGGCGGTGTCCAGCGCGTGTTCGTCGTCAACTTCCCGGGTGGCGGAGGGGCGGGTGGCCCGGGAGATTTTGGCGGTGGCGGTCCCGGAGGTGGTCCTGGGGGCGGGCCGCCGGGTCCGCCACCTCCTCCTCCGCGTGGTCGCTGGGGGCGAGCACTCGCGGCGCTACGTCGCGTCGCCGGACGCATTGCTCCGTATGCCGGGAAGATCGCCATTGCCGCCACCCTGCTGAAGATCGGACTTGCCGCGAAGAACGCATACGCGGTTGCGCAGGGCGACGACACGACCGCGCACAAGGTCGAGGGATTCGCGGGCATCGGTGGCAGTCTGGCCGGCGGCTTTGCCGGCGCGAAGCTCGGCGCGGGGATCGGTATGTTCGCGGGTGGTCCGATCGGCGCAGCGGTTGGCGGTGTCGTGGGCGGTGCAATCGGTACGTTCGCCGGGCAAAAGTTATTTGCCACCCTCGCGCGGTGGACGATGGGGAAGAAGGACGAGGAGAGCGACGCAGCAAAAGCGGCAGCGAAGGCGGCGTCGGCGGCGAATCCGGATTCGCCGCAGGCCCGGCCGTTCAAGGTGGAGCAGCAGAATCAGTTCTCGCCGACATTCAACGTCAAAGTGGAAGGCGTTGCCGACGCTCAGATCGCGGACAAGCTGCTCGCGCAGCTCAATCCGCAGCTCCAGCGGGCCATGTCGGAGTCGCTTGAGAAGAGCAATCGGTCGGCAATGTTCGACGCGCCGCATCTGTAAGGGGAAATCGCATGGATTTTGTATCGAGCGTGACGAAGGCGGCGACGCAGGCGAGCATCGCGTCCGAACGCGTGCGTCAGGTGGTTCGCGTGCTCGACCGGAACCGTGCAGCGAGTCAGAACACCGTCGCCGTGTTGACGAAGCTGGCCACGGGAAACCTCAAGTCGGCGGCGGAGCTGCTGTCGGGCGCCACCAGCTTGCTGTCCGTGGCCGGCGACCTGAGTCCGAAGATCGGCACAGTGCTGCGCAGTTTTTCGGCGACGGGCGCGGCAGTGAACAACGTGCTCAAGATGGTGGGAGCGCTGAATCACCCGCTGATCCGGTCGGCCGCAAAGAGCGTCATGGGTGCGTTGAAGGGCGTGCAGACGCAGTTCACTGCGTTGGTCGGCGAGAAGACGATGGGGGCGCTGAAGTCGTTCGCGCAGAAGGCCGGTCTCGGTTCGGTTTTCTCTGGCCTGTTTGATGGCGCAAAGTCTTCTACCCCTCATCTGCTGACGCTGTCGGTGGATGACGGCGTCTCGTTCCATTTCGGGTTGTCGACTGCGGCGTTCGACAAGCTGCGGCGCTCGACCCGTTACAAGGTCGCGTCGCAAGAGCGCCTGAACCGCGAGGAGGCGGCGCAAGCGGTGAGCCAAGGGGGCGAGACGATCACGCTGTCCGGCGTCGTGTTTCCAGCGCTCGGCGCGGGATTTCGACAGGTCGAAACGCTGCGCGCGATCGGCGCGAAGATGAAGCCCGTGCTGCTCACGGCCGGCACGGGCGACGTGCTCGGACGCTGGTATCTGCAGGGCGTTGACGAGGAACAGGAGGCGATCATGTCGGATGGTGCGCCTCGCACACAAACCTACAGTCTGGAGTTTGTCCGCTATGGCGAAGACGCTCAGAACCTCTGACGGGGACGTGCTCGACACGCTCTGCTACAAGCATTACGGGACGCTGTCCGGCACTGTCGAGGCGGTCTACGACGCGAATCCGGGGCTGGCGCGAGAGACGCAACCGTTCAGATCCGGTGTGCTGATCGTGATGCCGGACCTCGAGGTGCCGCGCGACGAGCCGATCCAGTTGTGGTCGTGAGGGAGGGGCAATGCGAGCTATTTTCCAGATCGTCGCGAACGGCGACGACATCACGCGCGTCATTCAGGACCGCGTGCTGCGGATCCAGACGACCGACAAACCCGGCCTCGAGGCGGACGATTGCGAGATCGAGCTGGACGACCGCGACGGCAAGGTGCGATTCCCGCCGAAGGGCGCAACGCTGAAGGTCTCGCTCGGTTGGGAGGGGCGGGGCTTGTCGATGCTCGGCGAGTACGCGATCGACGAGATCGTGCTGCGCGGGCCGCCGGCAACGATGGTCATTCGCGGCAAACCGGCGAACATGCGGGCGACGTCAAAGACGCATCGCTACGGCGGCTGGACGAACGTCAAGCTGGCCGACATCGTCGGCGACGTCGCGCGTCGCAACAAGTGGGCGGCCGCGTGTTCGGTCGAGGCCGTCGTGCCGCGTGCGGATCAATTCGGCGAAAGCGACCTGCACTTCATCACGCGCATCGCGCGGCAGTATGGTGCGACCGCGACGGTGAAGGCGGGCAAGCTGATCGTCGGGCCGATCGGCGGCGGCAAGAGCGCGAGCGGCAAGACGCTGCCGTCGATCGAGCTGACGCCGGCGGATCTCGCCGATTACGAGATCACGTTTCCGGACCGGGCGAGCTTCGTCGCGGTGCGGGCGAAGGTGCACAACGCGAAGACCGGGAAGAAGATCGATCTCACGATCCCGAATCCGGATGCGCCGCCAGGTGCTGCAGCGGTTCATACCGAGCGCCATTCATACGCCAGTCCGGAGGCCGCGAAGGCGGCGGCGAAATCCCGCCTCGAGAAGCTGAACCGGCATACCGCGAAGAGCGTCCTGCGCATGCGCGGCCGGACGGATATCGCGGCCGAGAAGTCGGTGAGGCTGAAAGGCTTCAAGCAGGAGGCCGACGGCGAGTTTCTGGTCGAGTCGGTGAAGCACACGTACGCCGGCCGCAGTTGGGAGACGTCGGTGGAACTGAACGCGGGCAACAAGGGGAAGGCGAAGGCCGGTCACGGCAAGAAGCCGAAAAAGAAGATCGATCTGGTAGTGCCGGCACCGCAGAAATAACGCACGCGCGGGCCGTTATTAGCAGCCGCCTCGAGGCAACTCGGGCGGCTTTTCTTTTTTCAATTGGGGGTGGGATGCAAGACCACGAGAAGACGATTCTGGAGCTGATCATCATGGGCGGACTGATTGGTATTGCGAAGGTGTTGGTCGGCAGCGAGCAAATGACGTTTCGGCTCGTTGCCGGTCGGGCAATGTTGGGTTCGGCGACGTCGATGGTCGCCGGCATTGCGCTGCTGCAGATCCCGGATCTGCCGCCGATCGCGCTGCTCGGCCTCGGGAGCGCACTCGGCATCATCGGATCGCAGTATCTGGAGGTGCTGCTGCGTCGTAACGCGAAGCGCCTGTTCGGGGAGAAGTGACGATGGCACGAATCGACATCGCCGCGGCTGGCGGCAAGAATCGCGTCGCGTTCCTCGACATGATCGCAGTGAGCGAAATTGGCTCGGCGCTGCTCGCGAAGTCGGACGACGGCTACAACGTGCTGGTCGGCTCGACGCCGTCGCGACCGCTTCTGTTCACGAGCTATGCCGCGCATCCGAACGTGCTGAATCGGCAGATCTCGGTGCCGTCGACGGCGGCCGGCCGCTATCAGATCCTGAATCGCTGGTGGCGCATCTATCAGGCTCAGATGAAGCTGCCTGATTTCGGACCGGTCTCACAGGACCGATACGCGCTGCAGCAGCTGCGCGAGCACGGTGCGCTACCGCTGATCGACGCCGGCCGGTTTCGTGAGGCCGTCGCGAAGGTGTCGAACGTGTGGGCCAGCTTGCCGGGTGCCGGATACGGTCAGCATGAAAACCAGATCGAGCATCTGCTGGCGGCGTATCAGGCAGCCGGCGGGGAGGTCGCATGAGCTGGATCGATCCGCGTATCTGGCTGGTCGTGATTGCCGGCATCGTCGCCGGCTCGGCCGGCGGCTATTTCAAGGGCCACCGGGACGCCGACCAGTCGGCCAAGGTTGCAGCGCAGGCGAAGCAGATCGACGAGCTGGCGACCGAGCGTGACGAATTTCGCCGCCAATCGGCGGCACAACAGGAGATCGCAACCGATGCTGCGAAAGAACGTGATCAGGCGCGCGTTGACGCCGCCGCTGCTGCTTCTGCTGCTGACGGCCTGCGCAGACAGGTCGCTGCGCTCGTCGCCGGTGTTCGCCATTCCGCCGCTTCGGCTGGAGGCTCGCCAGCCGGCGACGCCCTCGATCTGCTCGCCGACGTGCTCGGCCGGGCTGATGCGCGAGCGGGAGAGCTGGCAACGATCGCTGACGAGCGAGGCATCGCCGGCCAGCAGTGCGAACGCAGCTACGACGCGCTGACGGACGGCGCGCAAACCGATCAGCAGCGATAACGCGGCATGCGAGGCTGGACGGCCTCGAGAGAAACAGGGCGACCGGAGGGCGTGCGGGAACACGCTCGCCGGTCGCCTTTCCACTGTCTGTGCCAGTGAATCGGCCAAGGCCCTGCTACCTACCGGTAGGCGGGCCGGATTCTACACCAAGTTTAAAAACGGCTTTCACAACGGCAAATCCGATTATTCCGTGGATCGGCGGCAAGCGCCGTCTTGCAGACCATCTCATCCCGCGCTTTCCGGCGCACGACTGCTACGTCGAAGTGTTCGCTGGCGGGGCGGCTCTGTACTTTCTGCGTCCGCCGGCAAAGGTCGAGGTGATCAACGACGTCAACGGCGAGCTGGTCAATCTGTACCGGGTTGTGCAGCACCATCTGGAGGAGTTCGTGCGGCAGTTCAAGTGGGCGCTGACGAGCAGGCAGGTCTTCGAGTGGCTCAAGCAGACGGTCCCGGAAACCCTCACCGATATCCAGCGCGCGGCGAGGTTCTATTACCTGCAGAAAAGTTGCTTTGGGGCGAAACTGGAAGGACAGTCATTCGGCACGGCGACAACAACGCCGCCCGGCCTGAATCTGTTGCGCATCGAGGAGGAATTGTCAGCGGCGCACCTTCGGCTCGCTAACACGTTCGTGGAGCGTTTGGATTGGGCCGCGTGCATCGATCGTTACGATCGGCCGCACACGCTGTTCTATCTGGATCCGCCGTACTACGAGACGGAGGGGTATGGCGTGGCGTTTCCGTTTGCCGAATACGAGAAGATGGCCGTGCGGCTGCGTTCACTCAAGGGCCGGGCGATCGTGAGCCTGAACGATCATCCGGACATTCGGCGCGTATTCGACGGGTTTCACATTGAGACCGTGCCGATCCAGTACACGGTCGGCGGTGGGCGGGGCGTCGAACGGAGCGAACTGATCATCTTCAGTTGGGATGACGCGGCGCAGCCGGTTGGTCTGTTCTAGCGGACATTGTTGGTGCGTCGACTCGAAGGATGTTCCCTGCGGCGCACCCGGTAATTCTGCGGGGTTTCGGGCTGGAAGGCGGTTGGCTAAATGTCACTTTTGGTCAAGTTGCCTTCCGACTCTCGACAGCCGGCCCGTCCTCGGGTAATAGTCGGATCATTAGAAACCGAGAGGGCCTGCATGTGAAGCGGAACTATCTCCGAGTCGGAGACCATTCGACCAGCGGCGGGGTGGTCGTCGACAGCATCCCGACCATGAGTTGCGAAGGGGTTGGACTGACCTACGTGGGTGCCAAAGTAACTTGTCCGGCGTGCAAACGGATCGGTGTAATCGTTGCTGAGGGGCCACGTTGGCCGGGTGAATTGATGGGGCACCAAGCTGCATTGGAAGGCGATAAGGTCGCGTGCGGGTGCAGTCCGCTCCCGACCATGATCGCGTCGCAGTCCGCGATGTTTGAGTCCTTTGAGTCGGATGCGCTCGTCAAAATGGGCTTCTCCGCATCAGGGGGGCCGGTCGCGCTCGATCTAGGTACGCCCAAGCCTTCGGAGGGCTTCTGTCTCTCTTGCATGATTGCTGCAGCCAAGAATGCGGCCGCGATGGTCGTACGCGGGTGAGCGGTGATGGATATTCAAGTCATCTTTTCGACATGGCAGCAGAGGGCGAGTCTCCCGCTTCGCCTGTTCGTGCTTGTGGACGGCCTGCTGTATTCGGAGCTTGGCGGTGCCGCACCGCAAAGGTCCGGCGAGTCAGTTATGGCGCTGCTTGATGGCACTCCCGATGCAACGCTCGCGGAGGCCGGCCCGTGGCTGTTCGACTACGCGGCGATCGGGGGCAACGACCGCCGCGTGATCGGACAATTGGCGCAGGGTGAATATGGGGTGAGCTGGATCATCAGCGCTTATCAGCCACGTAAGCTTGCGGTGGAGCTTCGCGAGCGGCTGGACGGCACGCTGCCCGATGGTCGATCCGTGATGCTGCGTTACTACGATGCGCGCGTGATGCGCCACTTCGCGCCTGCACTCAGTCCGACCGAGCGGACGATGTTTTTTTCCCCGACGTTCGATTGGTTGATCGAGATCGACGGACAGCTATTCAGGGCGCATCCTCATGCCGCTTAATCTCACACCCGCCCATCTTTCGGCGCTCGCTGCGGGCGAGGCCCGCAACTTCGTTGACGGCGTGCGTCGCGATCTGGTCAAGGCGGATCCTGCTTTGACGCAGGACATAGATCTACCCAACCGATTGTGGGACGCATATCAGGCCGCGCGCTCGGTCGGCATCAAGGACAGCGAGCACCTCGTCCAGTTCCTGAAGGTCGAGGCCTATTCGCCGGGCTTCTACGCGAAACCCGCGACGCGGGCTTGGCTCACGAAGCCCGGCCGCAGTGCCGACGAACGTTTTCACGTCTACGTCCAAGAAGTCACTTGGCGATCACAACATCCAGATAGCTTGAAGGGAGTCCCACATGGCAGCACCGTTTATCCCCCTATTGATAGCCGTAGCGGCGGAAGTGGGGCCGGCATTGTCAGCTATTGGAAGCGCTTTATTGGGAGGGACGGCGGTAGCGGGGATCGGTAGCATGCGGGGCGACGTTAGCAAGATGGACGAGCAGGCGAAGGCAAAAACGGAATCGCGGACAATGTCAGATTCCACTGCCCCATGTAAAAAATGTCCGCCGGAGCAGACGGGCACACTTGTGCGGAGCAGGCACGGACCTAACTGGCCCGCGTATCGGTATCAGGCGCGCGTAACCGGCTTTGCGTTTGACACGGAGAGTTGCCAGTGGAGCGACGAGTGGGAATGGCTTGGTATCGATTTTGACGGGTTCAAGCCGCAAGAGTGCTTGCTGCAAGAGGCCAAGGGGAACTATGACCAGTTCCTTGATGGATCTATTCCGAAGTCCGAACAGTTCTTCAAGGGCTTTCGCCATATGCGCGATCAGGCAATCAAGCGCGCGATACGGGTCAAGGCGAATCCGCCAACTCGGCTAAGGTACTATTTCCAAGGGCCGTTGACCTATAAGCGGATGTCGGTATGGTTTAAGACCATGTCGATCGAGTCGGAGTATTTTCCGTAAATTCCTACCATCATGAAAATTGATTCCTTCATCAAGGCCGGCGGGATCGAGGTGTTCGCTTTCTCGCAAACACTCGCGAAGGTCGGTGCGATTGTTGATGTAATGGCGGCAGCGGCTCCGGATCTGTCGCGTCCGAAGTGGCGGATGCAGGGCGATACGCTCGAAGAGGCTCAGGCCGGCGAGGTGTATGCGGCCGACGGACAGCCCAGTAGCACTGCGGTTGCGGCGCTGGAGAATGAATACCGGGGCGAAGAAACATCCTCGCTCGGGATATGGGACGGCAGCGCCGACGATTCCATCGGCGCATCCGTAGAGGTCTTCGCGTGCGGTGGGCATTTCCCTGACACGGTTTCAATCGGCGCTCGCGGGGCGTTCATTGACAACAAGGATCTTGTGGCGGGCATTGTGGTCAAGACCGCACAGGAGTTTTTGCCGGCCGTGATCTCGGCCGCACCTGACGGCTACTCGGAGAAGCAGGCGTTTCAGGATCGCCCCGGTGTCGGTTGGATGATCTATCTGCCAGTGGAGCTGACCGCTCAACAGATTCCTGAGGCGCAGGAGATCGTTCCCGTGTTGTCGGCAGATCGGAAGAGGCGGCTCGGGACGATCCTCGTCAGCATCAAGGATGAGGTGTTTTCGGCCGACAACGAGGAGCACCTGGCCGTGGCGCACGACATCGAGGCGCGACTCATTTCTATGGACCTGTTGCCGCTTCTTGCCGAGATTTAAGGGCGGCAGGTAGCTGCCCCGCAGTCAATCGAAGCGAGCGCTGTTGATCATGCGGCGCAGTTGGTCAAGCGCGAACGAGTCGGAATAGCCGCTCTTCTTTAATTCCAGCTCGGCCGCGCAGACCATTTTCTCCATGAGTCGCAACGCTCGGCGGACGTGCACGACTTCCAGCACGAAGCGCTGTTCGAGCGTCAACGCCCGCCTTTTCTTGAAGTCGGCCACGCTCCACGCGTCGCGCAATTCCTCCCATGTCAGGCGTTGGAACTCGGGTAACTTCGTTGCCTTGTCGGAGCCGGGATGGGGTTCTTCTGGGGTGTCATGGAGCCGGCATTTCATGGCTTCGCGTGCGCGCCACTCGTCGGAAAACGGTGCAACGGGCGCACGCGGGTTCCCCATCATGCCTGCCCGCGAGATCTCCTTGTCGATCTTGATCGACAAGCGGCGTAGCGGTGCCGCGTATTTCAGCTCGTCGGCCCGTTCGAGGTACGCGATCATGCGCGTAGCATCGCCGGTAAGCCTTCGAACCACTTTTCAGCCTATAGCCAGTGAGCGTGACGAATTGCGACACGCCCGGGCGGTGGTCGGCCAGCAAATCGCGCCGCGGCGCGCCAGCCGCCGCGGCTCTGTCATCCCATCGCCTTACTTCTTCCAGCTAGCCGACCTCAACGTCGCATATACCGCCTCGACCTGATCCAGCCGGCTCCCGCTGCGACCCGCAAAACCCAGCACCACGCTGCCCGGAGGCACTTGCCATTCGAACGGACTGCCGCCGCCCCCGCCCCCGCCCACTGAGCGGCCATCGTCAAGCGTAATGCGAAGCTGGTCAACACGCGACCCGGAGCGTCCCGAAAGCCCCTTGATGAACTGCCCCTGCCTTATCTGCAAGGTCTGAGTTGCCTTACCACCCCCGCCGCCGTGATACGTCTTTGTGCTGGTCGCCTTCGCGGTGGCCACGTATGTGACGATCAGCGCATCGACTTCCGAGCCCGTGCGCAGCGTCACGTCACTGACGTAGGTCTGGTTCTGGATATAGGTATTGATATCGACGTCGTTGAACGGCGAACCGCCGTTGCCACCTCGGGCCGGCGATTGATCGGTGCCGTATTCGAGCATCGGTGTGCCCCGGTCGAGCGACGGCAGCGCCGGCTTGGTCAGCGCTGCGGTCGGATCGCTCTCGTACAGCATGAACTGCTCGTTCAACGCATCGAGATCGGCTTGCGCCTCGTGCTGCACCTCATCAACCTTGCCGTCCTGGAAGCCCTGATAGAACGCGTAGATCTTCTTGAGCCACGCGATCTGGTTCAGCAGTTCGGTCTCGGCGACGAGATATTGCGAGAGACCGCTGTCTCCATTGGGCCCGATCAGGAATTCGCGGTTCTTCGCGACAGGCGCGAAGCTGCTCATATCGGGCACGTGCTCGTAGCCGGTCACGGCGAATGCCAGGATGGCCGGCGCATCGATCGGCAAACTCGGGAACGCGAGCGCGTAGGCGATCATGTCGTCGGTCGTCGGCAATTTGGGATTGGCGATACCTGACACGTTCTGATTGAACGACAGCCGCACCTGTGTCGAGGTCGTGACCTTGTTGAGTTTGGTCTGCAGGTCAGTGTCCACCGAGCCGAATTCGAAAATGCCGTGGTGCTTCAGCTCGATGCTCACGGACTCCTGCTCTTCCTTGCTCTGCGCGTAGAACGTATAGACCGCGTAGTACTCGGAACCGGTCGTCAGTGACGAGACGAACGCATCGCCATAGCTCCTGAAGAAATCGCGCAGCTGGGTATTGCCGCTGGGCGGATTGATGCCGCTCTTGAGCTTGAAAGCGGTTGCTGTGTTGGTGCCCATTACGTGCGTGGCACGCACGACGATATTGACGCTGTAGGTGGTCAACGACAGTCGCTGGACGAATTCACTCTTTTCGTCGACGCCGCCGATGGGCCCGAAGCCGACCGACACCGACTGCGAGACGTCGAGTGCCTGATACAAGGTGTCCAGATCCATCGCCACCTGATAGAACACCCTGCTGGTGCCTCCGTGCGTCGCATAGCTACCGTCTACCGCCGTCGACAGGCCGGACCCATTGACGCTGTCGGTGCCCTGGAACAGGCTCGCGGGCGGTGGCACGCTAAGAAATTCGGCGGTTTCGCGCTCGGCGCGCGTCGGAACAGTAGCAACTATCGGATTGTCTTTCTCTTTAAGCAT